TAAAGAACTTACTTTGGTTATATATTTAGACCATATGCAGGCTAATTTTAATCCCGATTATTGTAGTGGAATTATTTACAAACAAAAAAATATAGAAACAGATAAAAAAATTAATAGCAGTAATAAAACTAATAAACCTTTACTCAGTGGAAGCGATAAAAAAGACTATAATACTTTTAAAGATACTTCTAATATTAATATTAATTTAAATTTAAAATCAATTTAGAGAATGAATTAACTATAAATTAAGATAATGAATACAGACAATGATTATGTTTATAAATTTTATAAGGATAAGACACATGTTGAATGGTTTCTTTTCACTTATTTAACAGATTATCCTATTGAACTTGCTTACAAATATCATTTAACACCGAATATTATTACAACATTTAGTTTTATATCACAATTATTATCAATATACTACCTTAGGTATTCATGGTTAGTTTCTTATAGTTTTTTTTACCTATTGGGATACTATTTTGACTGCATTGATGGTCCAATGGCAAGAAGATATAATATGGTGACCACATTTGGAGATTTTTATGACCATTTTACAGATATATTATGCTTTTTATGGTCATTAACTATTTATATCACTAAATATAATCTGTTGGAGTATAATTACATTAGTGTTTTATACTTAATAATGTTTTTAGGATTATTGGGTCATATAGGGTGTCAAGAGAAACGATTTAATAAATTCAATAATTATAAAGATGTCTCACTTACATTGTATATTCCTATGAAACTTATTTCAGATCCGGAAAAACAAATGAAAACATTTAAATACTTTAGTTTCACCATATTCGTGCTATTTCATACTGCTGTTTCATTTCTAATCTGCTAAGTCATAATTACTACTAGGATTTTCATATGCTAAATCATATAAAGCATTTTCTACAGGTTCTTCATATAATTCTTCAGTTACTCCATTTTCTCCAGATGCTAATTCATAAACAGAATTCATAACAACTGGTTCTTCATACCGCAGGTTTTCCATAACAGTTCTATTAAAATGACCTTTGTTTTTTCTTCTTATAATTAATGCAAGTATTACGGCAAAAAATATTACTCCAATTGTTGGTGCTACTATATTTTTACCAACATTCATTTTTCCACGTTGTTCATTTACATTAGGAATATCTATTTTTGGAGTTGAACTGGGAGTTGAACTGGGAGTTGAACTGGGAGTTGAACTGGGAGTTGAAGAAGTAGATGAATCATAATCACCACTATATTTTTTTTTAGAATGAGTTTTCTTTTTACTACTTAATGAGTTTTCATTAGAAAGACTATAAGAAGAAGTAGTTGTAGTTGTAGTAGGATATTTACATCCATTGTCCCAAATACATTTATCATGTAAATCACAAGTTATCTTAAAAATAATGTCATTACAATTATGACCTAGACAATTTAAAAGCAATATACCTAAAATCATTTTTATAGAATATCATTTAACATTTAAGTAAAAATTGATTTAAAGTTTGTTTTTAAATATATAATAAAATATGTCTGCCTATCGAAATCTCAATCTAGGAGTTAATCTTGTGAATGGAGTTCCTCGAAGTTTCAAAAGGTCAAGTTTTTTCCAACCAGTAATTGATATTTATAATAATAAAGGAGGTGCAACCAATGAAGCATTAAATTCGCGTCTTCCAGCAAGGTGTAGTATTTTTGACTTATCACATTATAGTATGTTGAGAGTTTCCGGTAAAGATAAGTTATCAAGTCTTCAGAAAACTTTCACAACAAATATATATAATTGTCCTTGGAATAAATGTCGTGATTCCCTTATTTTAGATAATGATGGTAAAATTGTAGATAAGGTCCTTATCTCTAATCATGAAAGTTCATTTAGTATTATTACCTCACCAGGTAAGGATGAGTATGTTGAACAATCTATTAAAAGTATGAGTTCTAATGTAGTTGTTGAAAATGTTTCGGAACAATATGATATTTTTGCGGTTCAAGGTTGTTATTCACGAGCAGCTATGAATAAAATCTTCTATTTCTTGAAACTAAATTTTAAGAATTTGGTCCATGAACCACATACTTGTGCAATTGATACCGACAAGATTATCATTAATAAAGGTATTATTGGTTCATCTGGTTATTTGTTATGTATTCCTAAAATTGAAACACAAAACCTATTTATTAAACTTCTTCAGCAACCTAATATTTATATGTCAGGTGAAGAAGCTCTAGAAATTAATAGACTTGAAGCAAGAATGTTGGGTAACACTGAACTTTCTAAAGGTCTTACACCAGCAGAAGCCAATCAACTTCATCTAATTACCTCTGATAAAGAAAAATTTATTGGATATGATAGTGTATTTAATTCAAACAATAACTTTATTAAGCCCAATAAAGTACTAAAATCATTTAGTCTTTCAGAATATGATTCTAAATTTAATACATTGTATGATACAGATAATAATGAGGTTGGTAGTGTGTCTAGAATGCTATATTCACCTTATCTCAAATGTTATAAGGGCTTTGGATATTTTAAAGACCAGAATATTAGTTTCTGTAAATCCGAAAATAATCAAAAAATTGAACTTATGGATTTATATTAATAAAAAATTGTTATGTAATTATATATGACTAATAAGAATAATAATAATGTTAATTTAAATGATTTAGAAACGAGAGTAGAGGGTATATTGTATAAGAATTTTAAAAGAGGATTAATTTTTCTTTTTGTATTTCTTATATTCTCCATAAATCTATTCTCGGTTTCATTAGCATTACAGTGCAATGCTGGTAAAAGTATCTTCTATAGAATTTCATCAGCGTTATTTGCTTTCATGTTTGGATTCTTATACATCATAATGAACTATCTTATGTTTAGAGTTAATTTAAAAAATAATCCATGCGAAATTTGTTCAGATATTCCTTTTCCTATTGCTGGAAAAGATTTTGATTATATGTAAATTAATGTAAGAAGAATCTTTTTCCTGTAAATATCATAGTGCAATTATATTCGTTACATGCATCTATTACAGATTCATCGGCAACACTACCTCCTGGTTGAACAAAACTATTTATATTATATCTAATAGCTGTATCTATATTATCTCTGAATGGCATAAAAGCATCAGAACTTAATATTAGTGGTCTATTTTCATTATCTAAAAATTCTTTTTTATCATTTTCCGTAAATTCTTCTGGAATTTCGTTGAATCTAGTAATCCAATTATTTTTTTCAATTTCACTATTGAAGTCATTTCTTATATAGCTATAAACACTATTGATTTTATCTTGGCGTCTAGTATCTTCTTTGAATAGGTTGTATAATTTCAATACTTTAGGATGATGTCTAAGTCTCCATAAATTAGCTTTTTCTCCTGCTATTTTTATACAATCCACCCGGTTTTGTTGTCCTGCACCAATTCCAATACAAACACCATTAGAAGAAATAGCTATACTATTACTAGGAGTATATTTTAGTGTTATTGTAGCAAGAATCATATCGTGTTTTTGACTTTCGTTAATACTTCTATCTTTAGTGACTATATTATCACCTGAAATATTTTCTAATGATAAACATTCCCTATTTGTTTCTTGTCTAAGACATAATCCGCCTAATTCTCTATATTCGGTATCATTTATTATGCTATCCTCATTGCATTTGAGTATAATATACGCGCCTTTCTTTTTTGTCTTTAGAATTTCAAGGGCTTCAGTTGTATAATCTCTAGCTATAATACCATCACTTACTTCTCGGGCAATTAATCGCGCACATTCGGAGTCTATAGTTCCACTGATAGCAATAAAATCACCAAAACTTGATAATGGGTCACAATTTCTAGCTTTAATAAAAGCTCGTGCGACATTTGAATAATTATTAATATTGTTTTCTCTATAAAATTTAACTTCATCGTCTGAAACTTCTGAGTCTAATGCTACACCAGCTGGTGCAGTATGTTTAAAACTTGCAGCAGCTATCTTTTTAGTAGAAGATGTAAGTTCATAGACCAAATTCCTAGATTGGATGGCATCTATAACATTAATATAACCTGGATTACCATTTAATATTTGAAATGGAAGTTTATTATAATTAATTGAAAATATTCCAGCCTGTCCTTGATAAGGATTACAACCATATTTAAGACTATTTTCCTGTGAATATCTTCTATAAGAAATATCTTTACAGAAATAGTTAGTGATTACAGAATCATACCAAGTAACGTGATCAAAACCATTAATAGCCATAGATTTCCAAAACTTGGTATCATCAAAATTTAGGGTAGCTTCATAGTAATCAAAAGGACAAGTTAAAAGCCTTGTGTTTTTATAATTTTTAGCAGCTGCTCTTATAAGACTAACACCTCCTATATCTATATTTTCAATAGCCTTTTCTTCAGTTACATCTTCAGAATTTATAGAAGATTCAAAAGGATATAAATTAGCTACTACTAAATCTATCTTTTCTATTCCATCAGTATCAAATCTCGAATCATACAAAATACCTCCATAAATTTTAGGATGTAGGGTTTTTACACGTCCATTTAATATTTCAGACGCGCCGGTCCAATCTGAGACTTGAACGAGAGAATCTCTTGCTCTTTCAAAATTATCATAGATATATTTAAATGTTCCACCAGTGCTTAGAATAGTATAGTCTTTTACGTATAAATAATCTACTAAAATTTCTAGATTACTTTTATCAGAAACACTTATCAGTGCATATTTAGTCATTTAATTTTTTAATTGTTAATCGTAAAAATGCCTTAAATACAGAAAAAAATATAGTATATATTAAATGAAGGAGAAGGTTTTTTTGATTGTACTTTCGGTAATAACGGTTCTAATAATAGTAGGATTTATTGTTTCTTTCGTCTTAACATTAAAAGCTGATAGAGACGCAAGAATGAATACAAAGTTTCCACCATTCAAAAATAAGTGTCCAGATTACTGGGAAGTAGGAGAGGATAATAACTGCATAAATACCTATAGTGTAGGATTATGTAAAACAGAAGGAGATAAAAAAATGAATTTTAGTGATTCATTATTTTCTGGAAAGAAAGGAGATTACTATAAA